GATCCGTGTGATCTATCTTTACAATTTAGGCACGGACAATCTCTATATGCCATTTATGTATCAACTCCTTATAATTTAGTTAACGGGCATTTCGTACATGGACTGTTATCTGCAAATAAATCTTCTCTATCATTTACAATAGTTGGATACTTGCAATAATCATCACACATCTCCTGCTTTACTTCTTCCAAGATGTCCGTTACTGTCTTCACTCTCTCATGATCCTCTTTCACGACACCCGTAAGATTCTCTGTTATTGTCATAACTCATCCCTCTCTTTCGCTGCAGCACAGAGTGACATCACTGCCACTCCTGCAACTGCTCCGATAAATAATCCGCTTAAAAATCCAATGATCATATTCTTAACACCCCTCTATTTCAAATGTAATGTTAAATTTTGCATAATCGCTCCAAGCACCAAAAATTTAATAGCGTTATAATGATCTTTTTTTATATCGTTATAAAAATACATTCCATAACACATAATCATTACTATCAACTCTATTATTTGCACCACTTTATCCATTATTCCACCTCTTTCAGTTGTTCTTCCAAACAATGTTTTAATGCATATATGATTGTATAATCTAAAGGACTAATCTTTTGCGGATCATGTTCTGCCCTATACTCATACTTAAATATCTCTGATTCTAACGCACTACTTAGCTTAATTGGTTCCAACGGATTCTCAATATCATCAAGATACTGTGTTTTCATCTTTCTCTTATATTCTCTTAGCTCTTTCAGTTCTTCCAGCCAGATTTCAAGCCGTTTATAGTTTTCCGCTTCTTTGAAAAAATCATTAGCTTCTTCGTCGTGCAGAACCGCTAATTGAGCCATGCCGTCCTTATATTTCTCTTTCACCTTACTTTTCATATATTTAGTAGCTTCTTCTAAATTCATAAGCGACACCACCTTTCAAATTCAGGGCTAAGGATATCCTCTGTTGTAAAACCATCCTCTCGTTCTACTTCTTCGACTTGTTTTGCTGATAGCCCAAAAACATTAATCAACACCCAACTCTGTTCATGCATATGTCCTTTGTTGTCTAAATTCTCAGGGTCTTTGTGATATTCAGCACAACTTTTTGCATATCGTATCTGATATTTAATTCTTTCTTCGTTCCAGGTCTTTAAGATATTACTGTTAATCATTTGTTTCCTCCTCGCAATCTACATCGAACAAATATTTCAAGATTCTGTCTTTTCCTATTGCTTCGATTGCATCAAATACAAGTTGTTTTGATGTGAAAACGACTGTTCCCTGTGCTTTGCCACCAGTCCATACATCATAATCAAGTTCTACATTGTCTTCATCATACAAAATACAATAATTATCTTCGAGTATTGGGCCATTGTGTTCCTTTGCATACCGTTCAAGTTCAACTTCTACTTTTCTTTTCTCTCTTGCAAATTCCGCTTCTTTTTTTGTGAAAAAGATGTTTCCTAATTCCCACATATCAAGAGCGTATTCATCGTTAATCCATGTCCTTTTTCTGATTCTTCCAATATAATCAATGTAATAAACCGTATCCCAATACTCTGGTTTCTTTACCTTTACATCCTGTTTCTTTTCCATTCATCTTCTCAACCAATCTGTAAAACTCTTTTTCTTCTGCTTCTGTTAGATTTTTAATTCCCATTTTCTCCACTTCCTTAACTTTCTTTAACAAAAATGAAATTCCAACTGCTCCGGCTCTGGTTCCCACTTATCTTCCCATCTCACTCCGATGTAATCTAAGACACGTCCCCATCCGAATCGTTCTCCTGTTTCTGGATCTGTGCAACATCGATACATCCAGAACTTCCATTCCTTTTCGTTGCGTTCTCTTAACATATCAAACCGATGCGGTCTTTTCTCCAGGTGTACTCCGAACCCACACATCGAACATCCTGTTCTTTGTGCTTTTGTCGTATATAATGTTCCATCTGCTTTCCTTGCGATTTCTCCATAGATTTCTGGCACTGGCACATCAAGATCTAATGCAAGCTGTAACAGGTCCTGTCGTAAAAATGGTGCAAATGGTGCTGATCGGATCACTGATTTTCCAAAGTAATTACATCCATGCTCTACTAATGCTTCTTCTCTCTGTCCACCTTCACTTGCCATAAGTCCCAAGAATGGCGCACTATTGTTTTCTTTTGCATAAACCTCACATGGTTTTTCTTTCATGTATAGGCAGCACTTATTACTTACCTTGAATGGTGCAATCTGATAATCCACACCTTCATTCTTGTTTTCGTATCCTGCGAACAGCTGCAGCCACTTCCTTGGCAGTTTCATCCGACTGTTCTTTGCAAAATGTCCCTGCGCTCCGCACTCTCCGGTTATGATCGCATGCCTGACTGTCTTATTTCTGCCTGTCGGGTTCTGCAGTGTGTCGATTCGTCCCGCGATCTTCTTGCTGATCACCGGAAAACCAAACTCTTGTAAGATTTCTGTCTTTGGTTTTCCTGGTCGCAATGATATTACTCCAAGCTGCTTATGTACTTTGATAATGCTTTTATCTTCCAGAGATGATACTGACACTGCAGGTACATCGATTCCTCTGCTTCTCAAAAACGCCAAAAGCACGATACTGTCCAAACCACCTACACTTACATGTGCATTCATTCCTCTGCGATCAAGTTCTTGTATAAACTCTCTTGCTCTTAACTCTGCCCTTTTGACTTTTACCTCATAGGGCAGATTCTGTTGCGCTGTGAAGATAGCTTTTTGTCTTTTCTTTTGCTCTTTCCAGTCGTCACTCATCTGCTTTTTTCTCCTTCTCACAATGAATGCAACTATCATCACACTTGATCCGAACCTTTAGCTTCTGCTGCTTGTCCGGACACAGCTTCATGTCCTTAATTGGCTTGCCTGTGATCTCACAGATATAACCTTCAAATTCTTTCTTGTTTACCATGCTGCCACCGCCTCATGTAAATGTTCTCTTAATACGTCTGCTGCCTCGTGTTGATTCTCATGCTCCAATAACTTGATTACATTCGGTAACACTCTTCGCCCTTTATCGATCACTTCCTGGTTTGATGCAATCATTTCTGCATTCATGTCGATGTTATAACGTTTCTTTAAATCAATTGCCATGTCTTCAAATGTTACAAAATGTTCTGCGTACTGATCCAGAGATACCAGGCACATGGATTTATGATCATATGCTTCTTTGAATCTTCGAAGCCTCTTTTCTCCAAAGCCTTCGCTATCTGCCAGTGCTGATAATGCTGTTGTCATGATGTTTCCATAGAGTGTTGTTGCTAGGATTTCAAAAGCTTTATCTAATCTGTCGTTGTCGATCAGAAGTCCAACTCTCAATGTTCCTCGCATCTGAAGCTCTTTTCTTAATCCATCAATTCCCTTTTTTTCTGCAATGCCTAACGCATATGCCATTCCTGCCATTCTTGCTTCCTGCTCTTTATCTAATTTTCCCATCGTTATTTCCTCTTACTCGTATGATCACAGACAACTTAATTCTTTACCTGAAACAATGAATTATCCCAATCACTATCCTATTACTTTTTGCCTGATTGTATAATTCATTGCGATTCCTTGTTTGTGGTTTGCAAAATGATAATTGTAATACTGAATCTAGATTATGAAAATAAACAGAAACTTGAAAAAATATGTTTACATCGTATGATTTGTTAATAGTTACTTGAGAAATCTTAATCAGGTAAAGAATTAAGTTGTCTGTAATGGTACTCCTTTCTACTTTACATTACTGCCAATAACTTATTAATAAAGTACTGCTGCCCTTTACCAGTAACCATCGTTGTTCTTGTTATTCTTATGCTCTCGTCTGGATTTGTGATCGTTCTTTCCTTGATTTCAAACAACCCTGCTTCCATGGATTTCTGCGTTGGCATATTTTTGCTTGATCCACCTTTGATCAGGT